GTGTATGACCTACAAGAGCGGGGGATTTACAAGGAAACTGACACTCTCCTGCACACAGCCGTGCACGATTCCGATATCGAAGCCGACCCTACTATTGAATCATACGAGACTGACCGCGTTAAACTACTGCGGTACTACGGGAAAGTACCCCGTCATCTATTAGAAGAAGTAGAAGGCTACGAGCCGAACCAGAATGTAAACAGTAAATCTTATTACACAGAAGCTATTGTTGTTGTCGCTAATGACGGGATTCTGCTAAAGGCAGACCCGAATCCTTACTTGATGAACGACCGACCTATTGTTGCGTTCCCTTGGGATATCGTCCCGGGTCGCTTCTGGGGCCGAGGCATTTGTGAGAAGGGTTACAACCCACAGAAAGCATTGGATGCAGAGCTGCGGCAACGCCGGGATGCAATGGCTATGAACGTAGCCCCGATGATTGGCATTGACGCTACTCGTCTTCCTATGCTGGGGCAGAAGCTTACGATATCCCCGGGCAAGCAGATCCTTACTAACGGACCTCCTCAAGAGGTCTTGTTTCCGTTTAAGTTTGGAGAGCTACCCCAGAGTTCGTTTGCGGAAACTGAATCACTAAGCCGGATGATCCAGATGGCTACTGGCGCTGTTGATAGCGCAGGTATTACCGGAGCGATTAACGGAGAGGGCACCGCCGCAGGCATTAGTATGTCTCTTGGTGCTATTATTAAAAGACACAAGCGGACCTTGATTAACTTCCAAGAGGGGTTCTTGATTCCGTTTGTTCAGAAGGCTGCATGGAGATACATGCAGTTTGCACCAGAGAAATTCCCAGTATCGGATTATGATTTTGTTGTATCATCCTCGTTAGGAATTATGGCGCGTGAGTACGAAGTTGGACAAATGACGCAACTCTTACAAACCATGTCGCCGGAAAGCCCTATCTATGGAACCGTGCTAGAAAGCATTATAGACAACATGAATCTTTCCAACCGAGAAAAGATTATCGGGCTTATCCGACAAGCCTCTCAGCCGAATGAACAGGAACAAGCCTCTGCTAACGCAGAACAGCAACGCTTGCAGGAAGTTCACGAAGCACAGATGGGGGTGTTCCGAGCGCAAGCGAAGGAGTTCCTGTCACGGGCGAATAAGTACAACGAAGAAGCAAGACTCATGCCGCTGAAACTTCAGATAGAAATGCTTGAAGCTGCTGCGGATATTAACAATGAAGCGGGTGACGAGTTCGAGAAAGTATTCCGAACGGGTCAAGCCGAGTTTGATAAAAAGATGAAGGTAGCCGATTTTGCTTTGCGGGAACGTGAAGCCAAGGACAAGCTAGCCTTACAGACACCTACAAAGGAAAATGTCAATGGTAGTTAGTAAAGTAGATTTTAACAATGCGCTTACCCAGATCAACGAAAGCTATGCTAAGATGATCACGGATATTAAGGCTTTGCAAGATCGTGTTACCCAACTGGAAGAATCAAAGAGCCCTTCTAAAGCCGCAGTTTCTGCGTCTGTGAAAGAGAAGGCCGCCTAATGTTTAACCCGAGCGAAAATCTAGTCGATGAAGAGGCAGTTCGTAAACTAGAACTTCTTCAAGAACTATTTCAAACACCGGGGTGGGAGGTGATCCGTTCTCTTGCTAGTGAAACGCGCACGGCAGTAACTGATATCCGTAACATAAATACCGAAGCGCAGTTGCACTATGCAAAAGGTCGTGCCCAGCAACTTGATGAAATACTGGGCATGGCAGAGTTTGTTAAAGGACAGCTTTCTTAACGGAGACAAAAATGCTGTTTGATTTTAAATGCCCTTGCGGGCAGAAGATAGAACACTGGGTAAAAAGCGACATTCGTCAAGTGCCTTGCGCATGCGGCAAAGAAGCTACCCGAGTGACAAACGGGGGAATGCCAGTCCTAGAAGGTATCTCCGGGGATTTCCCCGGGGCTGCAATTAAGTGGGCTAAGCACCATGAACAGGCTGCAAGAAGGCAGTCAGATTAACTCCATAATACTTTGTACGGAGCTACAATATGACCAAGGAAACAAGTGGCGAAGAACTCGACCAGTCGCTAATTTATGTGTTGGCCAACTCAGAGCAAGACACTCTGGACCCAAATGTAAACCCTGAAGGTACAGATGAGGAAACCTCTACGTCTAAAGAGGAACTTCCTGAGAAGTACCGAGGCAAGTCCGCTGCGGACATCATCAAGATGCACCAAGAAGCAGAACGCCTCGTAGGGAAGCAAGGCAATGAAGTCGGAGAGCTTCGGAGGATTGTGGATGACCTCATCCACGCCACTAGAGATTCCAAGCCTGCACTACAGGAAACCGAGATAGACTTTTTCTCGGACCCAAAGGAAGCAACGCTCAGCACAGTACAGAAAGCCCTTGCAAATGATCCTACTTTGCAATCCATGCGACAAGATGCAGAAGCCAGCAAGAAAGAACGGTCTGCTCAAGCTCTTCTCAAGCGTCATCCTGACGCAGGTGAGATTAGCCAAGACCCCCAGTTTGGTGAATGGATTCTCAAGTCAAAAGTGCGGACCAATATGTTTCAAACGGCGCATCAAAACTTTGACAACGAGGTCGCAGGAGAACTCTTTGATCTTTGGAAGGATCGTAAACAAGTGGCAACAGAAACAGTAGTAAATGCTCAAGCGAACCGCACAGCAAGCGTTAAGAGCGCGAGCACCGGCGGTGGGCGTAACGCATCCGAAGTCCGAGGTAGACCCATTCTATCAAGGGAACGTCTTATTGACCTAAAAATTAAAAATCCAGATCGGTACTATGCTCAGATGCAAATGATAACTGAAGCGTACCGAGAAGGCCGTGTTAAGTAAGGAGATAATTACTTATGGCTACTTCTACATACCCCGCGACTGGTGGATTCGTAGACAACACTTCCGCAGCAACATTTATTCCGGAAATGTGGTCAGACGAGATCCGAGCCGCATTTAAACAAAACCTTGTCATGGCGAACCACGTTAAGCGTATGTCCATGGTAGGTAAGAAAGGCGACACTATCCACGTTCCTGCCCCTGTTCGGGGATCTGCGAACGCTAAGGTGGAGAACCAAGCAGTCACCGTACAGAACAACACTGAAGGCGAAGTTGTTATTGTTGTTGACCGGCACTTTGAATTCTCTCGTCTTATCGAAGATATCACTAAGACTCAGGCTCTTGACTCGCTCCGTCAGTTCTACACTGATGACGCAGGTTACGGTTTGGCTAGACAGCTCGACACCGATCTGATGACCCTCGGTACTGGTTTGGGTAACGGCACTTACGCCGCTGCTCCTACTGCTGCTAGCTGGGTGCACAATCGGACCTTCTTCAGCGATGCTACTACTGGCAAGACTGCGTACGCACAGGATACTGTGGCCCCGGCTGACGTATTTACTGACGCGTTCCTTCGTGGTTGTATTCAGGAACTGGACGATGCGGATGTTCCGATGGATAATCGGGTCCTTATTGTACCGCCTTCTCTGAAGAATCGTATGTTGGGTATTGATCGGTTCAACAGCACCGATTTTGTTAATCAGAAAGGTGTTGCTACTGGGCAGTTTGGTGAAATATATGGTATCCCCATTTATGTATCCACCAACACTCCGGTGATCGAGACTGCGGCTAACAACACCGCATCTACGGTAGACATTCGTGCAGCTCTGTTGTTCCACAAGGATGCGTTTATCCTTGCTGAGCAGATGGCTGTTCGGTCTCAGGTTCAGGATAAGTTGGAATGGCTCGGTACTCTCTTTGTCGCAGATACGATCTACGGCATTAAGAACTACCGTCCGGAAGCCGGTCTTGTCATGGCTCTGCCGAACATCGTGTAATACTTTGGCCTTCCCCTTCGGGGGAGGGCCATCTTATATATCAGAGGATATATCAGATGGCCACAGTTATAAAACCTGCTCGCTCTTATGCAGAGGAATGGACTCCTAACACTTTGATTCTTGATGAAGCAGAGATAGCGGTCAATGCCCCCTTGCATAAGATTTGGATGCGGGATAACAATTTCAAAATGGTAGAAGTCGGTGGGTTGTACCACGGCAGAGACCTCCCCAGATCAGACCCTGCGGTAGTAGGGAAGTTCTGGAACAATGATGGTGTTCTTACAGTGAGTGCAGGTTAATGCCCCAAGTCGGAAGATATACCCGGATAGTCGTATACAAAAGTGAAACAGCTAACGAGGTACCTTCCGCAACTAGGTTGGGGGTAGGGGAACTCGCTATCAATATCGCTGATGCCAAGATCTACACCAAGAACACGGCTGAAGAAATCATTGATCTGTCAGGCGGGAATTCCCACACTCACGTAGCCGGGGATATTACCAACTTCGATAGTTCAGTATTCACTTCAGCACAGGCGTCTCTTCGCCCTAGCATATACATTGATGACAGCACAGCGTATACCCTTCAAGCAAGCAGGGAAAGCGGGGTGATTCTTTTCACCAATGCCGCAGCGATTACCGTGACAGTTCCTAACAATTCAACTGTTCCCCTCCCGGCAGGTTACATAGTGCACTTGCACCAGAAGGCAGCAGGGCAGATAACAGTAGTCGGGGCTGCTGATGTTGTGGTATCTTCGGCTATTAGTTTGAAGACACGAGTACGACATTCTTCTTTGTCGTTAATCAAAGTAGATGCTGTAAATGACTGGCAGGTTATTGGAGATCAGGAGATCCCTGTATGAGTTGGGGTTTATTCGTGCATAATTGGAGGTCAAGTATCCCCCCTCCGATACGCAACACGCTGACTGACGGCGAGTTGGAGACGTTATTCATAGACCTAGACAGGACATTTAACGCTGCCCAGCTTATGCGTGGACTCGTTACTTCAGACGGAAATGGCAAGCTTGCTTTTGTTGCTAATGCGAGAATGGACGGAGTCAATGACGCGGCTGCGATTTGGACATCAGATGATTACGGGGTTACGTGGACAGAGAATATATGGTCTACCCTAATGGTCACCCCGCTGTCTCCCGCTGCCCCTCTTGATAGCGATTCTTATATTACCGAGATAGATAGGAACCCGACGACGGGCAGGCTTTACATGTGCGTCATAGACTTAAACACTGTTGGGAACAGGCTTCGGTACGATTACTTTAGTGATGATTTTGCGAGGACATGGACGCAGTACTTGTTCACCACCCCTCTACCCGTTAGCCAGTCTATCCGAACGCTTGGGCTTACACTGCACGTTGGTGCCGACGATGTGATCTTCGGAGGAGGAAGGAACCGACCAACTATTTCGGGCTTTAACGATACAATGTATGCAGTAAAAGCTGGAACTCCGGGAGCCACATCAGGGTTTGGGACAGACGAGGGACCAGCAACCACGTACGACGCGGTGAAGCTTGGCGGAACTTATTACGTTCGCACAGTAGTCGGGTCGAACGTACAGATAGATGAAGTAAACGGAACTGCAACTACAGTTATTGCACACAACAACCCCGTAACAAGCAATTTCTTCAATACATTAAATTGGAGTGAAACAGACGGGGTGAGAGCCTTTTTACGCAGTACAACTAACACCACATCAAACGGAATTGCAGTGTTAGTTGAGGGCCACGACTTTACTAATGTGCTCCCGTCGATACAACTTACATTCCCATCAGTAGCAGTTATAGGGGATATAGGCTTTCACCCTGATGCGGGTTGGGTGGCTGTTGGCTACACAACAGTGCCGAGTACCAATAGCAAGATCTTTGTGCACTACTCCGCTGACGGTATTACGTGGAGCACGACGCCTCTTGAGTGGCGGGTGCCAGCAATATACGGCAGCAACTTTGCTTTCGGTGGCAGGATGGAAGTTACTTACATAGGGAACGATGAATGGGCCTTGGCTTTCAGAACAAACAGGCTTGATTTATTCTCAACAGTCTGGCTAGATAGACCCGCTTTGATGAAGTTTACGTGCAATGCACTATAATATTTTTTATAACTAGGAGCCACACATGGCAACATTTACTAAATTTAACTCGTTTGTAGAGGCGGTCGCTGAGAAGCTCCACGACCTTGGCTCGGACCAGCTTGTTGTGGCTTTGAGTAACACTGCCCCAGTAGCGACAAACACTCAGCTATCTAACCTTACGCAGATTGCGTACACTAACCTATCTACCCGTAACGTAGTTACAAGCACTTCGGCCCAGACCGCTGGTACGTATAAGCTTACCTGCGCTGACCTAACGCTTACCGCAACCGGGGCAGTTGCCGGGTTCCGGTATGTTACTCTTTACAATGACACATCAGCCAACGATCTACTGATTGGTTTCTGGGACTACGGACAAACGGTAGTGATGGCTAACGCCGAAACTTTTGTTGTAGACTTTAACCAAACCGATGGCGTCTTAACAATAGCATAAGGGAATTGTATGTGGTTTTTTGTACTCGTATTACTCTTTGGGTCTGCTGTAAGCAACGCAGCATTAGATTTTCAGTTCGTTGATGGCGGTGACGTTGGGATAGAGGATGTACTTATTCAGCATGTTGCCAACTACGGGGCTGCGACAAACGGTGCATCCCCACGATTGTGGTCCTCCTTGGGGTGGCACGATGCTACTGGAAGCTACGTGTATGCAGGATTTCACGTTGTGAATCGTTTGAACTCACCGGGAGG